GTTTAAGGAGTTTAAGACCGATATACAGAGTGAACCATTCACTATGGATGAAAGTATGAATGGTAATACTAAGAAATACTTAACCCCCTTAAACCTTACAACAGCAGCTGGGTTTGGTAGGTCAGGCAAGAAGCATAAATATGTTAATGGGAACTATTCGGAGTTGAGTCCAAATTCCGAGATCCTTTCTGACATTAATCATTATGTTGAATTAGTTGGTAACGGCATTTATCCCATTCCTGTAGTGAACAGTAGTACCAAAGATGAAATTGTTAAATGTAGTAAATCTGATGCTGGTAGAGAGCGTATTTTTATGGCATCTATGTTCAATATTTTGATTATGTGTCGTATGTATTTTGGTCCGTTTCTTGCTATGTTGCAAGCTAGGAGATTTGAGTTACCACCTAAAATAGGAGTCAATGCGACGTCATCAGAGTGTGATCGCATTTATCATTTTTTTACTTACGGACCTGGCTTTTATTTATTCCAAGATGTTAATGATTTTGATGTAAATTTAGCTGATATGGATTTTATAATAGAGTTAATTTGGCGGATATATCAGTTGGTGGGCTGGAATGAGTTCCATTTAAGAATGTTTGCTAATCTTGGAATGAGTGCTAGTGTCTTTGCAGTGAATATGAAGGGATTTCTGTTTTTATTACTCACTGGTGGTGTTTCTGGTGGGTGTGGTACTGCACAGTTGAATTCTGTTGATGAATTACTTAAGGAACTTAAAGTATATGTTATTGCCTTTGTTTTCTACTTGAGAGAGAAGGGGCATATGGTGGATTTAACATATAATAATTATTTTCAGCAAGTTATGTCTAAACATGATTTTAGGACATGTGTTCGCTTAATGAATTTTGGTGATGATTCAGGTAAGAAGATGGATGAAACACTTCGGTACTTTATTGCCCCACATTATGGTGATGCTTGGGGTGTAATGAAAATTAAAGTTACTCATGCCACTGATAAAAGTAAACCGCCTCAGCCATTAGAAGATATTGGTGATTGTGATTTTCTTAAGCGGAC